GCAGCGGCAGAGGCACCGGCAGAGGCACCGGCAGAGGCACCGGAAGCGGCACCGGAAGCGGCGCAACCGGCGGCGGCGGGCGTGGGATTTCCTTTATATTCAAAAAAGCGACCGAAGGGAGCTCATATGAATATTATCTTACCTAAATTCAATTTAGTAACCGGACATGATAACGAAATACTGTATTATACGAAACTTGCGGATGAACTACTCCGTCATGAACGCATCCGTCTTTTTATGTTCCATCCGCGTTATTTCTCAGTGATACCAAATCAAAGATATAACATTGACCAAAACGAATTATTGGTATTACAATCACTATTAACACACGACTATTTCAAAGACATTCGCATTTACAACGTTGCTCCTCAAATCCGTAACACGGATTACAACTTCGCAGAACCCGCTATCACAGAGCAATACACTAATAAAGTCAAACGTGAAGAACTCATGCAGGTCGAACCAGGGAAAGACGACTTGCTGACAAATACACAGTCGAAACCATGCGTCAGTGCAATTCGCCCCGTTGCTGGAAATTGGAGCCGTGAATTTATGAGTAATAATAAAACCAAAGAGATAGTATTTAAAAACAGCGTGGTGTGTTCCTATTCACCTATATTGCATATTTTACAGAAAAAAATACAGGGTGTCGGCGAGGTGACAGTCGATTTAGTGCGTAAAATATTATGGAATGGATATAGCAAGTATTTTGATAAGTACAGGGCGCAAATTTTACTGGTTTTAAAGAAAGAGGGTAAATACGATTTTGTAGAACGCATAGTAAAAGGCCTCGTTTCTTTCGAAACAGTGGTACATAGTGAAGATTACTATATGACAAATTTAGATTATTGGATTGTTTCCATTGAGACGAACGCACCCATAATTCTATTTAACTCTACTACTTTAAAAAATATAGAAGGTGATATTGATTGGTTATTCTTAGGTGGGGGAGATATACATGGTAATATAGATTATATCCGCTCTCCTGCGTTGGTAGAGAGGAACCACCCCCCTAGATACAGTATTATTGTCCCTTCTTTCAAATATACTAGTATGAAAAAAATGAAAGACAGTATAGAAAGAGGGTTGGAAGAAAAACCGGGATTTACAAATAATACCATTTCTTTGACAGACTATTTGGAAAAGGTTTCTTTGAAAGAACCGGTGGTAATGGTACCAAAAAAAAAGAAAATAGTAATAGAAAAATCAGAAAAGTAGGACTCCATTGTACCCCCTCCAATATTCCTACGAACTCCTCCATTGGGGGCGAAGCCCCCAGTGAAACCCCCATTGGCGGCAAAGCCCCCAGTGAAACCCCTTTTGCTTCTTACTTTTGGGTAGACATAGCCTACCCAAAATTGAAAAATCCGGAGGAGTGGCCGAAGGCCACGACGTAGGATTTCTTTTATATTGAAAAATCCGGAGAGCGACTGAAAGGAGCTCGTAGGATTTCTTTTATATTTCGGAGAACGACCGCAGGGAGTTCGTAGGAATATTCAGGAGAACGACTGTAAGGAGTTCGTAGTAATATTAGGATTCAGTCGTTCTCCGGATTTTTCAATATTCCTACGAACTCCATGTGGTCGTTCTCCGGAATATAAAATAAATCCTACAATCTCCCTTTGGTTGTTCTCCGGATTTTTCAATATAAAAGAAATCCTACAAACTCCCTACGGTCGTTTTCCGGATTTTTCAATAAGGAAGCTCGTAGGAATATTAGGTAAAAGGTTAAAAACAACATAATATTATATTACAGAAGCAGCGATTGTAAATTATTTCAGTCATACCATTACGACTATTATAAATGACAGAAAATATTACATCTCTCGAATTTATCCATGAATTAGAACCCATATATAAAAAGAAGATAACCCCTAAAAATGGGAGAACTGCCTATACTGTGGTTTCAGTCGATTTCGTCCCTTCCAGTCAACCAAAAGATGTAGTAGTGGATGGTAGTACCCCCGAGACTAACCCGAAATATCCGCCATCGCCTCGCATCCACCCATACAAATATCCGAGTGTTAACCTCGCCCGTTCCATTGTATTAAATGAAGATGAAACCAAGTTACTGTCTTTTTCGCCCCCCAAGTCGATACCTTTCGATGATTTCAAAGAAATATATAAAAATTTAGACCTCGAAAAAGAAGACCCATTATGGTTGGGAACAGAACGGTTTGTAATAAACGAGATTATAGAAGGAACTATGGTGAATCTATGGTGGGACTATAGTAATAATAAATGGGAAATATCCACCAAAAAGTCCGTATCTGGAAACTATAGTTATCCGAACCATCCCTTCCCCCGGACATTCAAAGAAATGTTCATAGAAATTGTCGGCAATTATGAAGAGTTCGGGGAGGACGATACCGTCGAACTAAACAAGAAATATTTTTACAGTTTTGTTATGAAACACCCCGACAACCATATTGTACATAATGTAATAAAACCCGAAATTTATTTAGTGGCCGTATATGAAAAAATAGGGGCGTGGGAAGTAAAATATATCCCCCCTGCCATTTTCAAAGAGTGGGACATTCTTTCATCCCGGGCGGTCATTAAATACCCCCTTTCGTTTGGGTTCGACTCAATGTCGCTTACGTCTATTATCTATACGTATGATGACATTACCACCACCATTGATAAGAGAAACCGGATGGTATTGAAAAACCAGGAAAGTGACCAAAGGGAGAATGTAGGATTTTTAAACTCTTTCAATAGTGGAACAGTGAATCGGTGTGGTGTGACTAATTATACTATGGGTGTAATGATAACCGACAAAGAAACTGGATATAGAACCAAGGTTGAAAATACAGTATATAAATACCTAAAAGAATTACGCGGGAATCATCCCAGTTTCAAATATAAGTATCATGAACTGGTTTATACGGGGCGATTATACGAATTCATTTATTACTTTCCGCGATACACCGAATTATTTATGGAATTTCAAAGAGAGTTTGAATCGTTCGTATACAATATATACAATTATTACGTGAGTAAGTATATATTGAAGATTATTGAAAACCCTAGAGAAGCGGTCAAAGACCAAGACGCAGGGGGTCTTTTATATTCCCGAGAGCGACCGAATCCTACTTTTCGGGTAGGCGCAGCCTACCCAAAAGTAAGAAGCGAAAGAGATGTCACTTGGGGCGAAGCCCCCAATGAGGGAGCTCGTAGGAACAATGCTACCAATGACAGCCACAAAATACCTAGTCAATATAGGTATCATGTGAATAATTTACATTATAATGTATATATACCATCTGTGAAGAGTGAGAAAAAACAGGTAATTAACATACAAACAGTATATGAGTATGTATGGCGGATGCCGATAAAGTCTATAGTTTTCTGGTTGAATTATGATAAAACGATGTCGAGGAAAAATCGCAAATGCCAGTTGATGGAAGATGACACAAGTCGTTAACCCTTTAACCCTTTAACGGTTATACATCCAAATATGAAAAAATCCTACGAGCGACCGAATCCTACTTTTCGGGTAGATTATGCCTACCCAAGAATAAGAAGCAAAAGGGGGGGTCACTGGGGGCTTCGCCCCCAATATTTCTACGAGCTCCCTTCGGTCGCTCTCCGCAATATAAAAGAAATCCTACAAACTCCCTATGGTCGTTTTCCGGATTTTTCAATAGAGGAGTTCGTAGGAATATTCCCATGAGCCCTTTTCAATCGCTCTCTAGATTTTTCATTACAAGAAAATATGCATATATTATATAACATTCTATAAATAGATGCCTATCATAGGACAAGGCGGGTTTGGGTGTGTCAATGAGCCGTCACTGCGTTGCAAAGAAAAAAAGTCAAATGCGTTTTATGATAAAAAAATATCAAAACTGTCTTTAGTGAAAGACGCAAAAAAAGAGTTCAATAGTCAGATAATTGTTGATACAAAAGTAGACCCTTCTTTTGAATTCCATTTGCCTCCACCAACATTATGTAAACCAAATGTTCGCGAAGAACGTGCAGAGTTGGAAAAATGCAAGCTAGTCCGTAACAAAACAACCGGACAACTCATACCAGAAAATGATATGGCATTAATGATAATGCCAAATGGAGGAGAAGACCTGGAAAAATTTACCTACAATTTCGTTTTAACGCCTGATATTTACCACGATAAAACACTACCCATAGAAAAAAATTTGTACTTACACCCTACAAAGTTCATCAACTATGGTACGGATAAAACACTCAATAAAATCAATGTAATTACCCAGTTTTGGACAAACAGTATGATGTTAATCGACGCCATCAGTACTTTCATACAAAAAAAGGTAACACATAACGACTTAAAACCAGGAAACATTTTATATGACCATATACAGGGAAGATTCAATATTATAGATTTTGGGCATACAAGACACTTTTCCAAATACAAACTACCCGGTTCACACTTTTCGTACCCCCCTGAAACGTATTTGAAAACCCCGCAAATATACAATGAAGTTCTTAGATATGACCAGTCACAGTTTAAAGAATATTTAGGAATAGACCCATATGATATTAAAAAAAGTTTTATAGACAGTTACCAGTTTTTTTTGGTATATGTATTCCCCATGTCCATGTTTTCAGAACCTCATGTGTCGTCGTTGAAATTCAAGACTAGAAAACAAATAGAGAAGCTTATACAGGTATCTACATACAAAAATCATACATTAGGCGAAATCCGCGAAAGATGCTTAGCTACAAACGATATTTATGGTTTAGGATTGGCTCTGATGTATGTTTTTGCACGAACATACCGATATTTAGGAGAATGGAACGACACTAGTAACGAAATTATGTTGAATAATTCGTTCATAATGAAAATGTACGAACTGCTATTTTCAATGATTCATCCAGACCCGTTCAAAAGAATCAGAATAGATGAATTACGAGTAAAGTATGAAGAGACGTTAAAGTTATTAGTACCGGATTACATAAAACCCGCGTTTTCTCCCGCAAATACATTATCGCCATCTGCACTGAAAAACTTACAAAAGTTCAATGAAAACGATTCTCCAATCAAAACCGGCAGGGATTCCACCTCGTCTTCGAACGCCGTACCTGTACCCACCGCCCTATCTCCTTCCACTACCAAGTCCGTTAAAAAAGATGATGATACAGTAAATATGGATGAACCAAAATTGGATATGAATGCCGAAATAATGCCACCCGAAAACGCATCTGTAAAAGTTGATGCTAAATTAGATGCCAAAGAAGACGCAGAACAACCGATATTTACACTCGATACTGAAATAAACCCCGACCTAGAGATTCCTCACGAACAATATAACAGTTTTATTTCGAGTGAAACTTGTAATAGTGAAAACGAATCATTTCGTGAGTTAAATACCCATTATATTTTCGTTCTAGACGAAGATAGTCAACAGCGATTTAAATCGTCGGATATGAAAGAAAAAGATACCCACGAAACCCTTCTAGTGGAACAGGCACACCCCCCCGCAAAGACGTCGAACGAGCAAACCATTATCGATAGGATAAACAAACAAATAATAGCATTGTGTAATAAAAAAAATATAATAATTTACGTTTTATTACAGAACTCTTCTTTCAAAACGAACCAGTTCGTATCTCTCTTTGGTAAGTTTATCAGAGAAGATATTCCCGAAAAATACTATAGTAATATTATTATCATCAATGTATTTGAAGCGGATAAAGTGAAATTGACCGACCCATTATATGCCCAGTACGATTCTTGTAAAAAATACTGCCTGCCAAATGTCATAGATAAGAATACGAACGCTAAGAGATTCTTTCAAATATTGAATGTATGTTGCGAAAAATCCCACGATGGGAAATTAATTCGTCATACTGAAAAGAATAAAACATACGCATACAAGTTCATGCAAACAACCCGTTTATACGATTTCAAAGATGTCAAAGATATGATTTTGGAAAGAAAATGCTCCTCCGGTAAGTTAATTCAGTTCACTGGTACATGTTGGATAAACGCGATATTAAACGCACTTATTTTACCGAAAATATCACGCAAGTATTTATTGATTCAGGCGAAAAAGAATATCGAAAAAGACCCGGCGAATAACAAACACCCACTCTATGATTTGTATTATAACCGCGGTAAGTTGTCTTTCGAAAACGTACTGTCATCCATTCTATATAATATCTTTATTAAAAAAGAACGCCCGTCTGATAATAAAAGAGAATTGAAGAATGACTTTATACTCACTTTTGCGGATAAAATAAAGAGACACTGTATAGCCAAATACAAAGACATACCGGTCATAGGTGCTAAAAAATACAAAACAAATGACGTTCAATTTGGAGTGACGGGTACTTTCCGTACTATCACCTATTCACTCATCGAAATACTCAAAACCTATGCGAAAGACTATCCGCATATCTATCGTGTATTTACCATGAGGATGCCGACGAGATTCACTATAAAAGAACTCGCATCAATACGAAAGCCCGTGCTAGAGAAGCGAATAAAGAAGGACAAATATAACTATCGACTAACTTCCTGTTTAATATCCCAAAATAGAGGGTCCCATATGATTTGCGGGTTTACTTGTGGCGATAAAGAGTACATATATAATTCGAATATGAGAATAGCAGTTGAATGTAACTGGTCTAAATACGATTTCACAAATTACATTGACTACTATAACAATGTTATGATGGAAGATTATCGCCGCAAAGGGAAGAAATGGAGAGTACGAAACCTGACAATTTATATAACATGTTTGATATACACCGTTGAAAGTGAAGACGACCACAAAGAACTCGCATCAGACGAGGCGCTGGCAGAGGGCACTTTCGTTCCCGACTTTCCTTGCAAATTGAAGAAAAAATACGCCAATCTTCAGACATTGCGTCCAGCCACTGCGAAAAATACTAAACGCACAAATGTTGTGCGAAAAACTGTCGCCAGTTGCAAAAAGCCGAATCAAGAGTTGGTGAATGGGAAATGTTTGAAAATGTGCAAACCCGACCAAATCCGAAATGTTACTACAAATAGGTGCGTCAATATTGTAACCTCCGCCCGAAGGAAAACCGCGAAAAAAAGATAAACGGATGGTATAGTATAGTCTAATACTCCTATGAGCTTATTTTTAGTAGCTCTCCGGAATATAAAAGAAATCCTACGAGCTCCTTTCAGTCGCTCTCCAAAGAATATGAATTTACAATCCGTGATAAATACTGCAATTGCGTCGAATGATTTGAGAGACCCGGACCATTTTATTATAGTGAATTTGGCCGATGTCATTCATCAATACAACCACTGGAAATTGAAACTACCAAGAGTCGTACCATTTTACGCTATAAAGTCGAACTCAGACCCGGTTATCATAAAGTTATTGCATGGTCTCGGATGCGGGTTCGACGTGGCAAGTATAAAAGAAATACAAACAGCATTGGAATGTGGGGTCGAACCACATAAAATGATATATGCAAACCCGTGTAAGTCGGTTAAATATATCGAATTTGCGAAAGATGCCGGAGTAAACCTCATGGTAGTGGACTGTATATGTGAAATGGAGAAGATACGCGATTATTACCCAGAAGCTGCCGTACTTGTGCGAATAAAGGGTGACGACTCACATTCTTTATGTAAGTTCAATTCTAAATATGGGTTGGATATGGATGAAATAGATGGGATTTTTAGAAGGGCATTAGAACTTAAAACGAGGATAAAAGGTGTTTCTTTCCACATTGGGAGTTTCTGTAAAAATAAAAACGTATTTTTGGATGCGATTCAAAAAAGTAGACGAGTGTTTGAAATAGGAAAACTGTATGGATACGATATGAACATTCTGGATATTGGAGGAGGCTTTTTGGGGGACATTCATAATACATTATTTGACGAAACGGCGGATGTGATAAACGGTGCAATCTGTGCGAATTTTCCGTCGAATGAAATAGACAATATGCAATTTATAGCAGAACCTGGACGTTATTTTTCTTCTGCGTCACATACACTCGTTACATCTGTAATCAGTATTAAATCGAAGGTGGATAATGAAACGGGGGAAACAACTATGATATATTATATCAACGACGGTATATATGGTATATTTTCGGGGACGGTGTTCGACTATGCGAAGTATAGTATCGAAATCGAAGACCACGACGTAGGAATATTGAGAAATGACAGAGAGAATACATTGTATAATAGCATTGTATTTGGCCCTACCTGCGATTCAGTCGATATTATTGACAAGGGGTGTATGTTACCACTACTACGATTGGGGGACAGGTTGATAATACGTAATATAGGTGCTTACTCAATTGCGTCTGCTACGGAGTTCAATGGATTCCCTATACCTGAAAAATATTATATATCATTGAAAAATTCACCCAGCAAGTGAAAAGAGCTCTCGCGATTGTTCAATATTTCTACGAACTCCCTGCGGTCGTTCTCCGGAATATAAAAGAAACCCTACGTCGTGGCCTTCGGCCACTCCTCCGGATTTTTCAATACTCCTATGGCGTGGTCTTCGACCACTCCTCCGGACTTTTCAATAAAAAATAAAAAATGGTTTTATTTTTTATTTGTTTTTTTTTACTTGGTGATTTACATATATATCCCTTGGTGAACAATCATAACAGTGAATGAAAGGAAGTTATATATTCAGGAAAACGTCCGTAGGGAGATTGTAGGATTTCTTTTATATTACGGAGAGCGAATGAAAGGAGCTCGTAGGAATATTATGTTTACACCACATTCGTATAGTTATCACTGTGAGAAGTAGCAGCAATAATATGCACCCTTGAGGTGGAGCTTCGTCTTTTATTACCTATCCTAAAATCTTTCAACAGTGTAGATTTGACCAAACACATAGCAAAACAACTGACAAATACAATAACCATTATTGTTCCTGCATCAATCACTGTTTTAACATAGGAAGAACTCGTGGGAATATTATTTGTAGGGCAACTATAGAAATTGTTAAAACAATTTGTATAGCAGTCGCTGACAATGGTGTTGTATTTTCCATTGTGGTTAGTACCATCAACACACCCATACCCCAGAGGTACTTTGGTTTTACACATGCTCTGGCAAGATTTCAAGTTGTTACAAGAAACGTTTGTGGTGTTTAGATGTTTGCATGATTCTAACTCTTTATTGAATTGGTTGTCGAAAATACGATTGTAACAACAGAAATCATTCATTCCACATATAGTAAATAACTGATTTGTTAAATACACTCTTTGATTACAACCCTGGTTAGGTGTATTTTTTTTGGAAGTAGTATTCGTACCGATTAATACATCATTTATATGAACTTTATTTGTGGCGTGGTGTTTGATATTTCTCAGATTACCACTTGCAGTAACAATGTGATATAAATATATTATGACAATGAGTGTATGGTTAGACATGTTGACTTATTGAAAAATCCGGAGAGCGACTGAAAGGAGCTCGTAGGATTTCTTTTATATTGAAAAATCAGTAGAGCGACTGAAAGGAGCTCGTAGGAATATTGTGAATAGCAAGTGAAATGAATACACATCTGTAAAATATAAAAAATACAGTCAATTTTATCGAAAAATATGGAGAGAGAGGCGGTTATGTCTACCCTAAAGTAATATTCCTACGAGCTCCTTTCAGTCGCTCTCCTGATTTTTCAATATTCCTACGAACTCCCTGCGGTCGTTCTCCGGAATATAAAAGAAACCCTACGTCGTGGCCTTCGGCCACTCCTCCGGATTTTTCAATATAAAAGAA